TAGTTCGGGGGTACGTACAGGTTTAGAACGTGTGGGTGACGCTGCTCGTAGATTCGATGACGCTGTTTATCGTCAGCTAAATCCAGATCGCTTTACGGATGATGGTGCTGAGATCCTCATGGAGAGCACCACACCGCGTCGTCGTATGCCTGACGGTGAGATGGAGGACGTAACCCCGCAGTATCAACGTCGCCCTAGACGTGAACGTGAACCCGAACGACCTCGCCCTAGCGATGGTATGACTGCTGAAGAACTTGAGGAGTTGGAACTAGAAGAGGCGGAAGCGCAGGCAAGAATGCAAGCCGAACGGGCCCTAGGCGACTTACCCGCGCCTACTAGCCCCCGACCGCGAAGAACGGTTGACCGGGATATGCGCCCGCGACCAAGGCAGCCTACACCTGATGAACCTACGGATATGTTTGATGAGGTCACGCAGCCTCAGAGGGAGACACCAGACCCACGTACCGTAACACCGTTTAACTTTATCGAAGACATTGCTGAAAGCCTATACACGCAGTACCGGGAAGACCCGACTGTGATGGAATGGCTGTCTAACCTGACACCGGAACAACGATCAGAGATAGAAGGTATGCGGGACGTACCTCTTGACGCCGAGCGTCTTGGCGCAGAGGACGTGGAGTTGCCCGAGAGTGCAATGGACCCGCTAAGACGTGGCGACGCTTCGGTTGACCCCAATGTCAATGAGATTGTGCAGGCGATTGACGACCAAGTAGCCCGTGGTACAGATCTGCGTGAAGCTATTCTGCGTGCTGCTTATGAAGGACTTATACAAGGCGCGGGGGTCCCAGATTTTAGCGGCTTCAGGACCTTTGTAGATGCAGTTAGGGATGCGCTGGAAGAAGCGGACGAAGGACGCCGTATTGTACCAGAGATTTATGATCATGAGCTACACGCGTACCTCCGGTCAATGTATGAACAGCCTCCCGCCGATACCCCGCTAACACTCGAAGACGTGCTCCGTGATGATTACGAAGCCGATGAAGCGGCTGAGGCCTCCGAAGACGCAGGCACTACTCCTCGTCTCCCCGCACCCACAGACCTCCTAAACGCTGACATTAGTCTAGATAGAGTCCGCTTCGAAATCATGGACCTACTAAAGCGCAGTATGTACAACTTTGAACGCGACCAACACCTAATACCGATCGTCGAAGCGGTGACTGATAGCCTTAGGTGGTTGAAGGAAAATACATTCGCTTACGGCGGCTTAAACGAGAGAGGTGGCCACACATTACCTAACGCCCTTGAGATGCCCGAAGAGTCGATGGATGGACGCGCCATTTCTATCCCAGATTCCTTCCGCACTGTTTACAAAGCTGCGCTTCAGCACGCTTTGGCCAAGATTGCTCCTGACGCGTATACTGCGATACAGCGTCAGATGGCAAAGGAGGTGACCGCCGCACTCTCCTCAGGTTTCTACGACGGCGCGGCCTTCGATTTCCAAGGGAATGTGGTTGAAGGGACACCTCGTCAGATTGCTGAGTATCTTGTCAATCAGGAGACTTTGGACGCAGCGGATGCCGCTGATCTAACCGGGGACGATAAGGTGACCCGCCTAGCCACGCTGCCTACATGGTACTCTGTCCTGCATCGCAAGCAGGGCTACGTGTCAGAGAGAACACTATTTACCGATTTGTGGTCTTCGTTGCAAATCGGTTCCCCATCTAATACTGATGCGGTTGAGCACTTCTACCGTATCGTACGCGGCGGCATCCCTGCTGACAGTATAGGTGACGGCGTTGCAGGTAACGGCTTGGAATCTCTTGTGCCACAGCTTGTCTCTGCCGCCGAGCGTCTTGCGTCCGGTACTAACATTAGGCCGTTTCTACAAGCTGCGGATAGTACAGATATGTTGATGCGGTTTCTTGGAATCGACAACCTAGAGCATTTTAGTCGCATCATGAGATTGATGCGTGGAGGCGAAGGTAACGCAACAGTCACTCTTGACCGTATGATCAATAACGCTCGCGACGCTCGTCGTCACAACTTACAAGACGCTAGAATCGAAGCCGGGTCTATTGATGACATTAGAGAGATGCTTAACCTCCCCCCACGGTTGTCACCGGAGCAACATCTTAAAGCCACCGAGGGCATCCTAAAGCAAAGAGAGTCGATCGAGACACCAGAACCCGAGTCGTTGCCTTCTATCGACCTCCGAACATCGGCATCCGATACAGTGCTGCAAAATATGGCGCGTCGCGGGACGACGTTCGTAACGCCAGAGCCTGTTCCTGTAATCGGCAGCAAAGGACCCTTCCTTGATGAGCAGGGCAACCCTCGCATGAGGCCGGGGGGACCGAGCGCCAAGGACCAGTTTTTGTCTCGCTTAGGGTACAAGGTCTCTACTAAACAAGCGACAAAAGGGCAGGTCTTACGCTTGCCCGCAAACGCGTTCCTCAAACCAGAGGACCGGCCTCCTGAGATATTGCAAGACGAGATGAACAATCGCATCCTGCCCGCGCTTAACTATCTCGAAGCCACTCAAGGCCTTGACTCGTTTACTGCTGCGGATGTTCTACGCGCACAAGATGTAGTACCAATGCACTTCCCGCGTCATCGCGGGTTTGGTTCTCCGTCGTTAGTGAACCATACGTTCTCCGAGGACGGTACCAACATAAATCTTGTTGACGACCGCACACTTCAGACGCTCCAAGATACGTCCCTTACCCTTGAGGGCTACAAGGGCACGGGTAGGGAGATGAACAAACCTGAGTTGGGTGGAGACCTAATCCCTCCGCTCGCTAGAACAGGCATGCCGTTCTTAAAAATGTACATCCGTATGTACAACGCGCCCGCTAACGAAATGATGGCCAAGATGCGTCGAGCGTTTGAGCCTCTTACCCTTAGTACAGACTTCAGCACGACCGATACGGCTAAGTTATTTATGGCTGCTATGCGCTTCGGACGCCCAAACCCGAAGCTTCCTACTGACGAGCCGTGGCGTGTTGCAAAAGCGTTCGAGGAGTACATACAAGGGGATGCAGATCTTGGTGCCCGCTACGATGAGATAAAAGACGCTATCAGAGAGACCGATATTAACATGGCCGAGATAACAGGCAGGCCACCGTTACTCTCGGGGTATAAAACAAACCTAGAGGTACATACACACATGTGGCCTCGCGTACTCTACACTTTGCTTATGGATCCAAGGTATGCGGCAGGCCAACCTATGGTAAGCTTCGATACGTTAGCGAACCCTCATTTTAGTCGGTACGGTTCTTATCTAAGCAAGAAGCGGATAGACGGTGAGATAGGCGAGCTAACACACATGGGCTTCGCAGGGGCCTACTCTACTATGCACCCAGACCTTCCGGGTCTGTCTTACGTACCGTTCGAGTACCAATGGGACCCGGCACAAACGGCAGGGTCGCTCGGCGACGTTTATAACTGGGAGTTATACGACCCTCCTACTGATCTTAGGTCGTATTCCCGCCCCGTATTTAACCCTACGCCTATTACAACTATACGACAGAGGTATAAGTTGATGGCCCGCGATCAACTACAACAAGCGTACACGTCAAAGCACGATTACTTTTTGATTCCTACTGCTGAGTTTGTAAACTTTGCGGATGATATTGCGTTTATGAACAACGCTAATCTAGTTAAGCAGTACGATGAAATCGCCCCAGAGGCGTATGCTGATGTGTTGAATATGGACGTAGATGATTTCCCTATCGTTATAAGTCCCATCGGAGATCAACGCTTGTACGTTATACCTCTGCATGAGGAAGCGGCAAATCGGCTAGCCAAGTCTTTGCAGGTGTCAGATGACGCAGACCCGCGTGTAGCCTCAGCACTCAAGAAGCTAGGCCCTCTTTACGCCTTGCCGCTTGCAGCCATGCCATTTGAAGCCGCTCGTCGTGCTATGAGCAAAGAGGAAGAGCCTCCACAGGAGAACTGATGGCCGAGAAGAAGAAAAAGAGCGAGAGCCGCGTCAACGAAGCGGGCAACTACACCAAGCCTATGATGCGTAAGCGTCTGTTCGCTGCTATCAAAGCGGGCGGCAAAGGTGGCGCTCCCGGTCAGTGGTCCGCCCGTAAGGCCCAGATGCTTGCCAAACGGTACAAGGAGAAAGGCGGAGGGTACAAATGAAGGAAACCCAAAAGTCCATTGTTGAGTGGGGTAGGAAAAACTACACCACACCCTCTGGCAAACGAAGTCGGGATACCGGCGAGGTGTATGCTCCAAAGGCACAGATTGATGCTTTGCGTGGCACGAAGAAGCTAGCTAGGGCCAACGCTGTTAAGCGTAAAGCTAAGGCAGCGGGTAAGCAGTACGCCAAACATGGTCTGCACAAAGGCAAGAAGAGGTAGTCATGTCCCTGAAAGAGAAACGACGTAAGGCCGCGCGTAACGCACTTAAGCCCCGTAAGGGTAAGGCGCGAGTCAAGCGCACCGCGTCTGGTAAGAAGGTGTCTTACGGCCAAGCAGGGCAGGCGAAAGGTGGCGGACCTCGTGTTAAGCCCGGTACGTCTAAGGGTGACTCCTACTGCGCTCGCTCCTTCGGGATCAAAAAACGGTTGTCGAAAGAAAAACAAAACGACCCTAACACGCCCAACAACCTGTCGCGCAAGCGTTGGAAGTGCAAGGGCAAGAAGAGCATGAAGTAATGACCGCATCGCTCGACGAAGAGGCGTTGGCTGCGCTCGGAGACCCTGCGATTAGCCTCAGGGCCTACGCCAGTATCATCGATCAGAAGACAGGGCGGGAGCACACCTACGACCCGTTTGCCATCACGAAGCGTCTTCAGGAGACGGTGGTGTCGTACTACTCCGAACCACCAGAAACTCCGTTTGGACAGACCAAGTGGTTGACTGTCCTTGGTTATCGACAGGGCGGGAAGAGCCTAACCGCTGAACTGTGTGGCTATGTCCGTTCTGCGTACACACCCGGACACGACCATGTTTGTATTGCTGATAACCGAGATCGGGCAGAATACCTCCACCGTCGTATCCACTTAACGCATAGCAGGTGGCCAGAACCTGTACGGGCACCGACGGTACCGAACCGCGAGGTAAGGCAGTTGACTTTTCAGCACGGCGGGAAGATGCGCGTGCTGTCTGGAGAATCTGGTGCAGTAGGTATTGGTCAATCACCGGACAGCTTCCATGGCTCAGAACTCCCTTACTGGCGTAACGCAGGTCATCAGTTCTCTATGATCTACCCCTCGATGATCAACCGCGATCGATCACTTGTGTTGCTAGAGTCTACGCCTTCGCCCATGAGTGAGCCTTCCGCCGAATGGTGGCGTGACCAGTGTCGCGATGCCAAGATGGGACTCGGTCGCTGGGTCTACGCGTTCTTTCCTTTCTGGGATGGTCAGCTCAACAAACGTCAGTGGCCGAAAGGGTTGGCCCTAGAGAATGAGGAGATAGATCTTCTTAACCGTTACGGACCCAAGGGGCTAACGAAAGAGAACCTCGCATTCCGTCGTCTTATGTTGGAGACAGATGCTGAGATCCGGCGTAACCCCGACCTTTTCAAGGTGTACTATCCGTTCGATGACGTGAGTTGTTGGATTTCCTCTGTCGGTTCTGTGTTCCACGCCGACCTACTTAGGCGTCATCAGAACAGCGTGCTTATCCCATGGAAGGCTCCGTACATGGAATACGAGGAGCCCGAAGCAGGGGCAACGTATGTGATGGGCGTTGACCCTGCGGGTTATGCTGCGAGAGACCACGCGTCATTCCAAGTGTTGAAGGTGTACGATGGAGAATGGACCCAAGTTGCGACCTTTGGAGACACCACGGACCCGGTTGTCTTCGCGCGTAAGATCTTCGAGGTCGGATCTAAATACAACAACGCAATGGTGGTCGTTGAGAGTAACGGCGTCGGTGTGGCTACTCTGGCTCTGCTTGAAGATGCTGGCTACCCAAATCTCTACTACGAAAAAGCCTACAAGCCCGGTGTCGCAGCCACCGCTAAGTCCATCTCAATCATGCTTTCATACCTTCAAGACGCCTTACGGGACGAGCTTATCCTCCGAGACGAGGACACTGTAGACCAACTGGGCTCCTACCGAGAGGACAAGCAGACAGAACGCAGCGCAGCGTCTGAGATATTACACTCAGGCAAGCCCGGTAAACGACGCGATCGACACCACTGGGATAAAATATCCGCGCTTCAACTTGCATGTTTAGGGGCGAGGTACGCTCCGAGGCGTTACAAGACCACAGGGCCCCCCGAAGGTCTTGAGAATGTGTTATTGTTTAAGGACATGACATACAACCAAGTTGAGAAGTACCGAAAAGACTCTACTAAGGGTAAGAATCGTAAGCGTACATCATGGCGTAGGAGCCGTTACAGGAGGCGATAATGGCAGAAGACCCCAAATATAATCCTATGTCCAACGTCCATCGTGTCTTACGCGAACTTAAAGAACGGCTTGATAGCGAATACGATGCGTCGTTTGAGAAGCCTGACGACGATGTTGTTGAGTTCAAGAAGACGACCGAGGAGGCCCAGTGAGACGTACACGCCTAGCCGACCGTATCAATATGCTCCAGCAACAGCGACGCCCGGAGGTTGCTCCGATTGAAGTCGAAGGGGTGGATTACCCTTACGAGGACATTAGCTCGTACCTCGAAGCTCTTAGTGCTGACGTAGGCAAACCTCGCCGCGAACGTGCGCCGACACGCCTGACTGCACGCGTCCCCGAGGGCGACATCCCACGCAACATCCTGTATGACTATCTGACGACCACAGCGACCCCACGAGGCGCAGTTATCGGTGGCCCCGCTGATCTGTCTGAACAAGAACAGCTTCGCAGACAACAAGCAGATCGCTCTCAAAAGGGCACCGCTGACGCTGCTGCGGACGCAGCCGAGGCTGGTGAAGAGCGTCCAACTCGCGTAGGTACCGAAGCCACAACACCTGAAGGCCCCGGCACCAAGACGATGATCGCGCAGGAGGCCCTGAAGCGTGTGCCGAGTGTTCGAGCGGCTAGCCAGATAGAGGGCCCTCGCGTCAACATGGATCTGCCTGACGGTCCAGTGGACACACGTACGCGCCAACAGCAACAGTTCGCTGAACTCGTTGACAGTCTAACGATGGACGATCTTACGGACGAGGCCCGCTTGCTTGAGCAGACGAGGCAGGGAGCCCTAGATAGGTATCCAGACGCAGCGCGGAAAGCGTACCCGAGGCACCCGTTTGCTGGTCTTGACGAAGAAGCCATCAAACGCGTTAAGGCGATAGAAGCTGTCATCGACGGCGTCGGCGAGGCCCTTAGTTCGGAAGAGCGCACGATTATCTCTCGTATTATTGCACGCAAAGCGGCTAACGCAGGCATCGACCCTCTCGACCCGGTGTTTGCGGTAGACGATCTGGACTACAGCGTGACCGCCTCCGCTATCCGCCGTACTAAAGAGATGATTCGTAACTCTCCATCAACAATAAAGAACGCGCTGTTTGGTGCACCGGGTGCTGTGATTCGCGGCGGCTCGGCCCTAGCCTCTGGCATCGCATCGGTTCCCGGCGCTGTAGAGGCAGGAGTCAAATCGTTCTATGCGTTGCCCCGTGCGGCCAAGCTTGCAGCTATCAGGAAGGGTGTGGAGAACATGGCTGCTGTGTCGCCTCCTGCTGAGGTTCTT